GGTTGTTCTTTTGCCGAAACAACAAACGCGCTTTCCCTGAGAAAAACATAACACCTCGGTTTATTACTGACCCCGGACGGTCGTCTTTTAAGGACTAGATAACCATACTGCTTTTTATGAGCGAAAGCATAAACGCCCTGGATTACGATGCCCTCCAGGCGGGCCAAATTTAAAATTTAATCGCGTTGAGCAAGAAGCCAACGATCCGCATATTCATCATAAGTCTTACCAGGATATAAAATCCCGAGTTCATGACACATTTGGCGAATCTTGTCAGCCTCCAACTCAAAACGATCCTTACCATAATGAAACCATTCTTGGTGAGCTTGCTCTAAATTCACTAAAAATTGTGAATCTAGCGTATTCCCTTCCGGGTTATCTTTTGGTGGCTCACGAATCCAGTACACCATGGAGTAAATTGATTCTTCGCTGAGGGGAGCTTTAACATTGCCCCCTTCAACTCTAAATTTTCTCGCTAAAAATTCCGCTTCCTCTTTGGGTACGAAATCTGGCAGTTCTAATTTCTTCTGGGCTGTTGTATAAGTTATTCCAAAATTCTCATAAAGGAATTGCCCAAAAGTATTCATAGTACAAAACTTCTGAAATTCTTTAATAACTGCTGCCAAATTATCGTCCCCATAAAGGGCCAACGGCATTGCTTGCGAGCGCGTAAAATTTTCTAATTCAGGATGGGCGGCCTTGTGCTGCTCGACGACCCACATGAAAAAGAAATTAAAACCAATTTGGTTGACAAACGTGTTCAAAAAACCCGTAAGCCATTGACCACTTGGATTCATAAAAGAGAGGTCATAAACCTCGTCAACGAGAACAAGAATAGGTCCCACCGATGACAGAAAAGCCGCTTGCACGTAGCGATATCGCTTATCTGAAGGTGAGAACCCATAATACGGTAGACAGGCTTGGGCCAGAAAACTGGCCGGCCAAGGACAAATAGATGAGTCAAAAAACTTCCCATCGCCGTTAATAAACTTCCAAGTTTTTCCACTAAG